CTGATTATACATTAGAACAATACATTGACTACTTAAAAAGGGTAGAAGGGTACGCAAATAAAGTAGGGGAAAAGTTTTATCCGTACGACTCACCTGAAGGTGGGTTAAAAACCATTGGGTACGGCTACAAGTTGAAAACGCTTGAAGAACAAAATACTTATGAGAAAACAGGTTTGAGCGAAAGAGAGGTACAAGACCTCTTATTGCATGAAGCACAACTTTCTTTTATAAAAGCTAAAAATTTCTGTACAAGCAGAAATAGAAAATGGTCTGATGTGGATGATAGGTTAAAATATGCCTTAGCTGATTACTGTTTTAACTTAGGGGGGCTAGAAAAGTTCCCAACTACTGCAAAATTTTTAATGCATAATAATGTAGATGGTGTATTAGAAGACGACCCAGGAAGACCTGGGTTTAAGCAATATGAAAGAGTATTTAGAGACCCAGAGGGCAAAAGAAGAAGATTAGGTAGAAACAAAGAGTTCTATAAAGAATTTTTACAACCGTATATGGAGCAGGCATGAAAATAGATACAGAAGGTTTAGGAAGAAGACTTTACAACTTTGGTAAAAAGACCAAAGATAAAACAAGAAAGTTTATGGACAGATTTACTGTTGAGGCAGAAAATTTAAGAAGAGCAGAGTATAATGCTCAAAGAGATGTAGGGAAAGTAGATTATTTACCAACTAGAGGTCTAATGAAAGAACAAAAAGCTATCAAAGAAGATAGAAAACGCAGACAACAAATGAAGGTTAAATAATGTCAAGAATCAAAGAAGACATAAAAGCAAGAGAAAATAGAGAAATTTTTCAACGTTATGCAGAAGCTAGAAGAGATTGGGATGTTGAAGCTAGAGATGCAATAGATTTTACACTAGGGAATCACTATACAGCAGAAGAGTCAGAAGTATTACAATCTGTAGGTCAAGCAGATTTCACTATTGATAGAATCTATGCTGCTATAGATAAACTAAAATCTCTTATGACATCAAGACCTGTAAAGTTTGGTGTTACTGCTAGAGAAGATTCAGATACGAAATTAGCTAATGTTTGGAGAACGTTATTAGAATATATCTATGATATATCAGATGGGCAGCATCACTTCAAACAAGCTGTACACGATTATGCAACTGCTGGTATTGGTTATTTTTATGCATATATAGAACCAGAAGCAGATTATGGTAGAGGAGAAGTTATGTTTACTCATGTCAATCCATTCAGAGTGTACGTAGACCCTGCTTCTAGAGACAGGTATTTTAAAGATGCTGCAAACATTTTGATGTCTACCATCTTAACAAGAGAACAATTATTAGATTTATATCCAGATGTAGAAGAGTTTCTACCAAATATTGAAACACACAATATGTCTGACTATTATGATGATTATCCTGACTCGCAGCAGAAAAACTCACAGAATGTATTTACACCTGCTGAAGTAGAAGATAAAGATTATGAGAATACCATAACACAACGTTATCGTATTATTGAACGTTTTAGTAAAGTAAGAGTTCCTTATTATAGAGTAGCTGACCAACAAAACAATACTGAAACAATTATGAGTGCAGAAGCATTTGAAATTTTTATAGCTGAAAATGAAGCTAAATTCAATAACAATACTTATGCTTTTGTAGAAATACCACAAACAAGAATTAAAGTTACAGCATCATTAGGACAAGTCCTTCTATATGAAACTATATTGGACACTGATACTTATCCTATCGTTCCTATACCAAATATATGGACTAATACACCATATCCTAAATCAGATGTGAATAAAGTTAAAGATATGCAGAGACTACTTAATAAATTATTCTCTCTTGCATTGTCTCATGCTCAAACTTCTGCTGGTCTAAAACTATTAGTACCACAAGGAAGTGTGGAAAGTATTTCACAACTTGAGAAAGATTGGGCTAATCCTAATGCTGTAATAGAATATGACCCAAGCTATGGAGAACCACATTTTCCTTCTCCACAGCCTTTAACAAGTCAGTTTTATGCTCTTATCAATCAAGTAGAGCGTTATATTGACTTAAACTTCGGAGTTCCTGAGCTATTACAGGGGTTCAAAGAAGGTGCACCTCAAAGTGTACGTGGCACAATGCTACTAGCACAAATGGGAGAAGGTCGTGGTGCTTCTAAGTTGCGTGACATTGAAATGGCATTGCAACAGCTTGGGAAAGTATTATATCAAATGTCTAAAGAACATTACACATTTGAAAAGAAATTTAGAATCGTACAACCAAACAATGATATTACACAGTTTGCTATTAACAATAGATTGTATGATGATAAAACAAAAGAATTGGTCAAAATAGAAAATGATATTACTTCAGGACAGTTTGATGTTCGTGTTGTTTCAGGTTCAACAATGCCTAATAACAAACACGCTGAATATCAAATGTATCTAGAAGCATATCAGTTAGGATTGATTGATAGAACCGAAGCGTTAAAGAAAACAGAAATCTTTGACAAAGAAGGTGTCTTGCAACGTACTGGCGAAGTACAAAGAATGCAAGCTATTATTAGTCAATTACAAGACCAAATAAAACTTCTATCTGGAGATTTACAAACTGCCCAGAGAGAGTCTATGTCTGACAGAAAACGTGTTGAGGTACAGAAATTTAAATCTGAACTTAATAAAGTGGTTACTGGAGCAAAGGCTCAACAGAAAGTAAATACAGAGAGAAC